TCTCATGATTCATGACTCCACCATTGTTTGCAAAGTCTTCCTCTTCCAACCAGTGTGCAACGGAAGTCGTTCTTCCATCTTCTGTGCAATACCAACCACTGGCAATGTCCTTGTCCATCAGAACCAATTGATAGAACTTTTCGGTATTAAAAACAATATCACTATCAATCCATAGTTGATAGTCATATTGAAGTTTTCCATCCCAAGGAATCTGGTCGGGTCCTCTCAGTACATTTGCTCCCAGACACTTACATCTTGCAAAATTCACCATTGATGAATAGTCTTGGGAAATCTGAATACTTGCTCCGTTTTGTACAAGATCAAAACACAATTGCACAAAATTTTTCAGATATGTATATGAGACTCCACGTCCAGGAAGACAAAAGACAATTGCCTTTCCTCTGATCATCTCTTTTGCTTTATCATAGTCCCACTCTGATTCGCTTTGTGATGGTGTGGGTGCCTTTGCTTTTACGGTAAATCCTTTAGCCATAATAGAGTGTAATTACTTCAGTATCATACAGTATTATCTAGTATAAGTCAATCTTCCTTCACTTCGGTTATCACGATACAGTCTCCCTCAACTTCCATGTTCACTGTGGTGCCTTCGTACCACCCAAAATCATTCAGTATCCACTCCGGAATCGTCACATAATACTCTCCAGTTATTGGATCGACTTCTACGGTCGTAAAATTTTCCTCCGGATTTTTTTGCATCTCTGTGTTTTCGTTCATTGATTTTATATATGAGCTTTAAGAATTTAGAGGTCGATCGTAACACTTTGTAGACTAGGGGGACCCATGGATTTTATATACACGGCGGCGACCCCGCCCGGGCGGGCACGGCGGGGCACTGCTGATTCACGAACGAATGAGGGTCACTCAAAGCAGGGGATCTTAGCGACTGCCTCATCATGGAAGGTCTCAGCGAACACCCCAGCAATGAGGGCGGCGCTGTGTGCTGTGCCCTGTAGGGTGTTGCTGCTGACCCACCCCTGCTGGCGGGTGCTGATGTCAGAGGCAAGGCGGAAGCAGGTGGGGTTGCGCTTGGTCATGGGTCGGTGTCGGTTGCTTTGGAATTGTAGCACGGATCAGGAAGCGGATGCCTTTGCCGTCAGCATGAGAGCGTGGAACTTACGAAACTCTGACGACATACCAGGGGAGAGGGTTGAGCGTCCTTTGCTGCCATGGGAGGGAAGGTGGAAAGTTTGGGAAAGGTCAGGGTGGGTCACCTTGTCGTGACTGCCACCCGACCGAATGACGCCGCCTGCCTTGTGAATCAAGCGGCGGGCGTCGCGGACTTTAATCGGAGATGCCATGATCAGAAGGCGATCGGGTCAGCAGTCGGGGCATTGATTTCGGCAAAGTGCTGGGCACAATCCTCAATGCCCTGGGTTTCCAGATCGGTGGCGATGGTGTCCAGGATTGCCAGCAGTTGGGTGCCATCGGCGGCACGGTTCAGGAGAGCGGTAGCAAGGTCGCGGGTCATGGTAGGATGTTGGTTTGTGGTTTGGAAAGGAAAGGGGGTCGGACCCCTTAGGAGAGTTCTTCCTCAATCTCCTCAAAGAGAGCGCCCATTTCGCAGGAGTTGATGGCGGGGTCATCCCAGCGAACGCCGTCGCCAGTAGCACCCAGGTAGCGACCGACCTGCCCTTCCATCATGCAACGGATGAACCGCCGCCAGTTCCCCATAGGGGTGCAGTCGGGTTCGGCAAACTCTACAATCGCCTTAGCGGTGTTGTAGAGGAACTCATCGTTCTGGATCCAGAGGGCGGCATTCCAGGTCTCCCAGTTTGCCCATCCGTTGTAGGTCTGTGCGGTCATGTCGTTTCGTTTGACTGAAGTCAGTATAAGGGGTAAAGGGGTCGCCCAGGGGGCATGAGTGGACAGTACGCTCACTGGCACACAAACTTCGCGTTGTTAAAGTTAGCATAACTGAAACGCTCACGATTGACCAGTTTCATTGTACCAAACTCATTGCTGTAGACATAACCTTCGGCATCAATCTGATCGTATCCGATGTAAGCACCAGGTCCATCATTACGGCAGAGATAGAGTGCATCATCTTTGATAGATTTGATCAGTTTCCAGTAAGCAATCAGAGTGTAATCACAGTCAAATGCATTATCATCAATCTCCACACCTTCACGGATACACTTATTCAGTTCCTGCTTAATCTGCTTTGCTTTCTTCTCATCAACAAAGGTCACATTCTGTGCCATTACTTTAGCAAACTGAATCACCTCTGAAAGGTCACCAAACGACCCTGCACACTTGGTATAATCACCAGAGAAGATACGTGCCTTGGGTTTCACAAACTTACAATAGATTGTGTCGGTGATAGTGAAGTTCATGGGGTGTGCAATTGCATCCCTTAAATCATTCTCAGCAATGTAGTAGGTATGCGGAGCAATGATGATTTCCTCACGTACAGTCACTCCGAAATCGTAAGTGATAGTGTTGGGAGTGTATTCAGACTCTCCACCAAACCCGATAAAATCACCTTGAAAAATGGAGTCTGTATGAGGAATCCAATCAAAACAAGCGTGCAGAATTTTTGCAACTTCGCCTTGGTGGTTCGCATCAATGTCCGCATGAGATTCGTTGATCTTAATCTTTACTTTGTTGAAGACACTTTTGGTGCCCACGAAGAAGTTACCCGTGGCAGGATTGCGTCCCCAGACAATAGCGGGAGCACCGTCCATCTTAACGCTGAGAGTACCTGCTGCCTCAAACCAATCCAGAGCGTTCAGGTCACCCGTCAGGATGGTGTCTTCGGGGTGTTCGATGTGTTTGTTTTGCATGATGCTAGTATGACGGATCGGGGGGCGCTTTGGGGGGTTTGGTGGACAGTGTGCCAACTGGTCGGGCAGCCGACCTGGGTATAAAGAAAGGGGCACGAATGCCCCCCTATTTGTTATGCAAACATGAATCCATCTTGGAATTCGTACTCATTGTAAACGGGAGAAGTTCCTGCCTGTCCGATGAACTTGTGAACGAACCAATTGAAGTTGCGTTGGAATACACATTCGCCCTTGATTCCGTGCTCCGAAAGAATAGCATTCAGGCGGGACTTAGTGGTCACAGACTGATAACCACCGTCGAAGATTTGCACGAAGTCATCACCTACAACAGCAATAGTGTTGCCATGGAGACGAACAATAGACTCGTTAGTTTCAGGATCGAAAGTAACAGAAGTGTTGTCTTTCTGCCAGTTCAGGTTGTTAGAAATGGCGTTGTTCATTTCACGTTCGATCTTACGCATGGAGGTCGTTTCGTTTGAACTGAGGTTAGTATGGCAGCAATTAGAGGGCAATGGGGAGAATGGTGGACACTCCCCCGACCGTCACCCCAGGAAGGTGGCAGGGTTGCCGTAGTCTGCGATATGGTGTCCGTTGTGACGGATCTCAGCGTAACCGTGCTCCTCTGCCAGATCGTAGCAGATATCATGGGCACGGTCCAGGTCAGAGACGGACTCGGACTCATAAGGGGCAGAGGGAACCAGGATTTCGTAACGCATGGGGTTTGCTTGACTGTCCCCATATCCTACAGCACCCTTCCGCCGATTCCAGGGGGATGGTGGACAGTGCCCCAACTGGTCGGGCAGCTGCCTCAGTTAGTGTCATTCAGGCATTAAACTTTCCAGCATTTCGTCATCATACAAATCCAGGATTTCTTCTTTGATTTCTTCCTCTGTGCAGGATTGATACGAATCCATTAACAAATCATGTGCCAATACCATGAGAGTGTTTAGATCCATGTCATCAATGATCTTCTCACAGTAGTTGTACTTAAACTGTGCAAGTTGTTCTTTGTTCATGATCAGACAGAAGGATTCACAGAGATTTCTTTGATGTTTAAACCACAGAGTTGATTGTAGACACGATTGCTGATAAGATCACATGCACGAATTGCCTTGGATTTCTCATACCAAATGGTCACACATCCGTCATTGGTCTCAACACAAACTCGATAGTTTTTCATCATCAGTAATCGTAGTTGGAGTTGATGTAAGATTCTACATTAAACTTCTCTTCTTTCTCCCATTCTTCTTTATACTCAATCACATCGAAGATCTCACCAGGAGCATCAGCAATCTCAGACCAGAGTTCATCAAACATGGGGGCAATCCCTGACGACTTGATTACAATACACGATTTAGGTGCCTTGTGCGGGTTTGGTGGACAGTTCCCCAACTGGCACAGGGGGTCGGCCGCCGCGAGTATAAAGAACTCGCGCACGGTTAGGTATACTCAGTAGCGCGAATCGTTGAGGAAGGGATTGTAAACTGCCTCAACTTCATCCCACTGGGCATCAGTCAGTTTGCCACATTGTGCTTCCATGAAGTCATAAACCATGCACCAATCGGCATCCATTTCTTCACAGAACTGGGGCAAAGATTGCAGAGCAGAGTAGAACAAATCGGTTTCGTTTTTGACCATGAGAACACAATAGGCGATCGGCGGCATCAGGTCAAGGGTTTTGTACCAGTTTCCCAATTGGCACAGTGATATGAATTCGTATCAGAAAATATTAATCTGCAGAATATGATACGAATTCATATCAGAAGTTTACACCACGTGCCAATCCACGAACTGGCACACTACCAGTCCAGATCGAATTCTTTTACGTTAACGTGGAGATCTTCATCAGATTCTAGTTCTAGCAGTTCTCTCCAATTGAGATCTTCTAGTTCTAAATCACTGTGACACATGATGTCTAGTGTAACTGTAACTAGGCGTTTGCTATGTATCGCGGGCATGTGATTC